ACAATAGAAACAATATTCACAGTAAACGGAGTACCTTTTAATTAATTAACTTTGTAATATGGCAGATAAAGTACAGGGCAGCAACATAATGTTGTATTATTTTGAACCACCTTCAGGAGCATATCCAGCAGGTAGGGATATTGCTTTTTCGTGTTCAACAAATTGCACATTTAGTGTAAGTGTTGACCAAAAAGAGGTAACAAGTCAAACGAGTGCGTGGTATAGAGAATACAAGAACGATACTGCAAGTTGGACAGTAACTTGTGATGGTCTTATAACTTTGGATGGTTATGGCTATTTGTTTTTACTAGAACAACAACAAGCAAGGACTACAATTTTAGTAAAGTTTGTTATTGACAACGGAGTTGATGGTTTGGTAGTTATTAGTGGGGATTCTAACTTAACAAGTTTACAAATTAACGCACCTTACAAAGACATAGCAACGTATAGTGTATCGTTACAGGGTACAGGTGCTTATGCTACAACAGGAACGGAAATCAATCCTGAAGGGGTTGTTATTGTTGCTGGAGGTGCGGTTTATACAAAGGGAACAACGGCATCAGGTGGAGAAACAACTATCACTTATAGCGATATGATTGGCAAGATTTGTCTTTATGTTTCTCGTGGTGGTATAGATGTTCAGCAAATATTAACAACAGGAACGGCGGTGGATGAGCAAGTAAAATGGAATAGTACAACAGGGGTATTGACATTTGGAAGGGTATTAGAAAGTGGTGAGTTTATTAGGGCATTATTTCAATAATTTAGTTATAAATTAATATAAGATGGCAAATCAAATAGTTGTTTCAGCAGGTGCGAAAGTTAGGGATTTACAAGATGTAATTATTGGAACAAGTGGAGTATTGACTTCATTAGGATTTGATGTTGCTAATGGTGTACCAAGACTTGATGTCAATGGTAAGATATTAGTTAGTCAATTACCTAACTCCGTAATGGAGTACAAAGGAACTTGGAATGCTGCGACAAATACACCAACCCTTGCTAATGGCACAGGAAATCAGGGGGATGTTTACTTATGTAATGTGGCAGGAACAGTTAACTTTGGTGCTGGTCCGATAGCTTTTGTTGTAGGCGACCAAGTTATTTATAGTGGTTCAATTTGGCAAAGGGCATCAGGAGCAACAGGAACAGTTACAAGTGTAGCGGTTACTGAAAGCGGAGATAGTTTAAACATTACAGGCTCACCGATTACTACAAGCGGAACGATTAACATAGGCTTCAACGGAACTAACTTACAATATGTAAACGGAGCAGGAAACTTGACAACCTTCCCTACTTTAATCACTTCCATAGGTTTATCTATGCCGAGTGCTTTTAGTGTCGCAAATAGCCCATTAACGGCTAATGGAACGATTGCAGTAACAGGAGCAGGTGTTGCTTCACAATATATCAGGGGAGATGGTACTTTAGCAGATTTCCCTTCAAGTGGTGGTGGCGGTTCTTCGGTTTCGTATTATCTTAACGGAGGAACAAGTCAAGGCACTATTGGTGGTACTACTTATTATGAAATGAGTAAAACTGCGGTAATAGGAACAGGGGTTGATTTTGCCAAATCAGGAGATGGATTTATAGTAGCTTTCTTAACGGATGCTAACGACCCTGCACAATTAAACATTCCAGCAGGAAATTGGAACTATGAGATTTATGCTTCAATGAGTTCTAATGGTGGTACTCCTGAAATGTACGCAGAACTTTATGTTTATGATGGAACTACTTTTACTTTGATTTCTACAAGTCCACACGAGATTTTATACGATGGTACTGCTTTGAATCTTTACACTTTTGCAATGGCAGTTCCTGCTACAAGTTTAACTTTAACTGATAGGTTAGCGGTTAAATTATACGCTACAAATAGCGGTGGTAAGACTACAACTATTCATACTCAAGATTCTCATTTGTGTCAAATTATAACAACTTTTAGTACAGGTATTACTGCGTTAAATGGTTTGACTGCTCAAGTTCAATACTTTCAAGTAGGAACGAGTGGAACGGATTTCAATATCTCAAGTACAACGGCTACGCATACTTTCAATATTCCTGATGCGAGTGCATCTGCAAGGGGATTGATTACAACAGGAACTCAAACGATAGCAGGTACAAAGACTTTTTCGGATGCTACTAAAAACAACGGAGGCATATTTTTACAAAATGCTTCAAGTAGTTCATTAGCAGGATATATGAATATAGGTGGATTAACTAATGGGGTTAAGTTCACAAGTGGTGGTGGTGTAAGTAATACTTTTACTTTACCATCTGCAACAGGATATACTTTTACATTCCCTAATGCGACAGGAACGATAGCTTTAACAAGCGACATTCCTTCATTGACAGGTTATGTGCCTTATACAGGAGCAACGACAAATGTTAATCTAGGTGTTTATAGTATAACAACAGGAAGCACGGCTACATTTTCAAATGCTTCAAGTTTATCCGCAATATTTTCAAATGGTGGTGCAGTATCAAATTATAATGCAATAGAATTAAGAGGTGGAACTTTGGGTACTTCTTCAAATTGGCAGATAAGCAAAGATAATAGTACAGGAAATGCTTTTGAATTAGCAGCATCAACAACTAATGGCGGTACAACTTATGCAAGTCCTGTCTTTAAAATATTAAACACAGGGGTAGCAACATTTACTTCATCGGTTACCGCAACATCATTTGTAAAAACAAGTGGTACATCTGCTCAATTCTTAAAGGCAGATGGTTCGGTTGATAGTTCAACTTATTTAACAACAAGTTCAGCATCTTCAACTTACCTACCATTAGCGGGCGGAACATTAACAGGTGCTTTAAATATTAACTTATCAAGTGGAACGGCAATGAATGTGGCGGGTAATGCTATATTTAGAGGTGATACAGGAGTAGGAACACCAAGACAATTAATTATAACAAGTGGCGGAAGTACACCCGTTTATTTAGAGGCAAAAGGATATGGAGCAAATTACCAAACTGATTTTGGAATTAAAACATTTAATAGTGCGGGAACTGCGTTTGAGGTATTTTATGCAGATAGTTCGGGAAGGGTTGGTATTAATAGAGTTGCTCCTAGTTATCAATTAGATGTAAACGGAACAGGAAGATTTGAAGGTGCTTTAAGAATAAACGGAGGTACAACAACAATTTATGGTTCTAGTGAAGCAAGGTTAAACTTAAACACCGATATAGATGGAGAGCAAACTTCGGGTTGGCTTTATGCTAATTCAAATGCTACATTAGGCTCAATTGGTAATGTATATATACAAGCATTAAGTACAACAGTTTTAAGTGTATTAGATTTTAATAATTATGGTAACAATACTGCAAATGGAGTAACGGGCAATGTTTTTATAGGTACTAGCGTAACGCAAGGAATTGATAAAGGAGCAGTATTAAGTTTAGGCGGTTGGACTACAAGTACAGGAAGTTCAAGTGCTTTTGGTAGAATAGCGGGAAGGAAAGAAAATGCAACAAGTGGTAATCAAGCGGGGTATTTATCATTTGAAACGGCTAATGCTCTTGTAAGTCAAAGTACTGAAAAAATGAGGATTACCTCAACAGGTGCAGTTTTAGTAAATGCAACATCAAGTACTTATGGTGCAGCGTCAGGTTATAATTTAGGAGTTAAAGGAACTAGCGGTCAAGCATTTATTTCAATTGCTAGAACAGGTCAATCGCTAGATTCTCAAGGAATGATTTTAGGTTTAGATACGGCAGCAGGGCAACTTACAATGATTGATAATTTGCCATTAACTTTTGCTACTAATAACGCTGAAAGAATGCGTATAACATCAGGAGGCAATGTACTAATAGGAACTACTACTGATGGAGGACAAAAATTACAAGTAGATGGTATGAGTAAATCAGGTATTTCATATCGTTCTATTTCTTATACGGATGGGAATACAACACCTAGTGTATTGGGTGCTTCATTTATGTTTATTAGTAATAGTTCACCAACAACAATTACTAATTTTACTAATGGTATTGAGAATCAAATAATTACTTTAATATTTGCTAATAGTAATACTACAATTAATAGGTCAAATTGTTATTTATCATTAGGACTTAATTTCACATCTACTTCTGCTGATACTTTAACTTTAATAAATTATGCTGGTCTTTGGTATGAAGTATCAAGGTCCGTAAATTCTTAATATAATAAATTATAAATAAATAAAATGAAAGAAATTAAACCAATTCAAATGTGGCAAAATGGTGTATTTGTAGAAGGAATCTACTTAAACGCTTGGGCGGTAAATGTAACCCTTAATACAAGTGCAGTATTTTGTTATAACATTTTAGATGCTAGTCAACAAAGAGTATCGGAAGGTAACTTAACAATGACAGGTGAGGCTTATACAAAATGGCAATCGGACAACTATGCTTGGGATTGGATTGCTGCTGAACTTAACCTTACAATCATTGGGGATTATGTTCCGCCTGTGCCTGAACCAATAGTTCCTGAAGTAGTTGCTGAAGTAACCGAATAGTACTAATTTTGGCAAAACCAATATTATGAGCAAATTAAGATTAGTAAAAATTACTGATGCACTAGAAAGAGAATTGTATTATCAAATTCAGAAAAAAACATTTTTGTTTGGTTGGATTGCAATAGGTAATAGAAGGAATGGTGTAAAATGTACTTTTACAAGTTTAGATGATGCTAAAAAATATTATAAGGCTTATAAGGCTGAACAGTTATATAAAACTGAAGTAATAGAATACTAACAAAACCTATAACAATTAACATATATTTGTACTAAAATCAATCAAATGAAATATCAACAACTACAAACCCTAGTCGCATCAATTAATGCGGTTATTGGAAACTCTGAAACAAAAACGGCTAAAAAATTACTAAAAATCTATGAGAAGGTTAAAACACATCACGAAGATTATCAAGCTAAAATTGAGGAATTAAGACTTGACAATGCTCAAGTAGATGACAAGGATTGTTTAGTATTATCGGAGAAAGGTGAATATCGTTTTACCAAAGAATCAATTAAGAAATTAACTGAACAAGTTAAGGAATTAAGCAACAAGGAATTTGACTTTACACCTATTGAAGTTTTAAATCCTAATGGACTTGAAAATTTTACATTCCTAGAAGAATGGACAAAAGGTATCACATTTATTAAAGAAGAAGAAGAAGAATTGTAATGAACACAACTTTATTTATTATCGGTCAAGCCATCATTATTATTGCTGGATTAATCGGAATCTACGTTAAGATAAGTCTTAAACTAAAAGAATTAGAAATCCGTGTAAGTATGGTAGAAAAGCAAGATGACCAAATCTATAAAAAGCTAGACCATATCCTTGACCAAATAAATAAACTTTCAATAGCCCTACAAAACAAACAAGACCGATGAAGGACATTATTACTGCCATATTAATAATTGCGGTTTTAGTGCTGGTCCTTGAGCCAAAGAAAGAAACAAAGCCAATAGTAATAACGAAGTACGATACTATTGTTGAGATTAAAAACATAGTAAAATATAAGAGGGGTGAAAGCATCCCTTTTGTAGTTTTAGATACAATTGTTAAAATAGATGAGGTTCACGACACAATCCGCATAATGTCCGATTACAACCGCATTTATGCGTATTACGATACTTTAAAGCTGGATTCTGCTCAATATGTTTATGTAAGCGACACCATTAGTCAAAACAAGATATTAGGCAGGGGATATGGAGGGCATTTCGTAGAGAAAACCATAAGAATAGAAACCACGAAGATAATGCCACCTAAATTTGCGGTTTATTGGGGTGTATTAGGCGATTATAGGGAGTTTGACAAGAAAGTGGGGTTTGGCTTTGGGTTGGCGTTTAAAATGCCTAAAAATGGCTTATTTACACTAGGAGTTACAACCAACCAATATTCAATAGGAATTTACAAAAAGTTATAATATGAAGCAATTTTTTACCGAAGATAACGGAAGGTTATCAATGAAGCGTTTATGTGGATTATTATGTGTTATTGCACTTTGTGTTACAATGTATCATAATTCATTTAGTGAATTAAGTAAAGCACCAAGCGAGGCTTTGGTTTATGCGGTATCTGCTTTGGCTTTTGGATGTTTAGGATTAACAACGGCTGAAAAAATATTTAAGAAAGATGTTTAGTTATCCAAATTTATGGGTAATGATAACAGGGATAGTAATGGGTCTTTCCATTATTATTTCATCGGTTTATTTTGTAAACAAAATGTTTATTAATGAT